ACTCTGACGGGTATGTCTCTCATGTCAGAGCAGGGAGTGAGAGGTTATCTTGGATATGCTGCAGGTGAAGCTGTAGCAACATTTACTGGACCCTATGCAAACAAAGGTATGCTAGCAGGAGGCTTAGCTGGGGGTGCTGCATCATTAGGTGCATTGGCTTTTATTAAACCATCCTGGAAAAAAGCCGGCGGTGTCGTTGCAGCGGCGGTCGGATCCGGAGCTGTTTTAGGAGGAATTACAGCAAGAAAAGTTCAGCTTGCAGTTGCCGAATCATTTAATACAGTTCAAAAGAATTTATATAAAAAACCAATGTTTTCAAACAAAGCAAGAGGAGTTGGGCCTGGTTATAGATTATGGGCTCAACGCACAACAATGGGAAAGCCAGGACATCTAGGCGTAACAGGAAGTTTACCTTTTGCAATGCATTCAGCTAGACATAAGAGTACCGTTTAATGCCTGCTCAAAAAAATATAAGTAAATTAAGTGCTTATTTGACAGAAGTAGCAGGTGGTGGTTATTTAGGTGGATTAGGACTAGGCTCTGCAACTTTAGCTCTTGAAAGCTCTCCAGCTGGCATTTCATCATTAGATTTAATGCCAAGCCCACTTACTGCACCTTTATGGGGTGCTTTTATGACCCCTGTTCGAGCAGCAAGTATTCTAAATCCTTTTTCAGGAGAGGGAACTGGTACAAGAGGCTATGGAATATTTAACAGACAAGCCAAAATACCATACGCTAACCCCATAATGGCGGGTCAGTTTGGGCTGAGTTTTGATGCGTCAGGGGCGAAGATAAGAACAGGAAGAAATTTTCAAAAAGCCTTCCCATTCCTTGGTCCCAAAACGGAATTTTATCGAAAACTAAAGTCAATTGAATATGGCGGGCCAATAGGTTTTAGAACTTTATTAACTGGAATGCCTGACAAGATGGGAATAAAACAAGGGTTTGCGTTAGGTTCAAGACTTTCTATAGGTAATATGGTTTTATCTGCAACTGAATCTGTAGGCCATGCAGCTATATCTGCTGGCTGGGAAGCTCCAATGTTTAGAACAATGAGGCATGCTAAATCTTTAGGCTTAGCAGGAATGCTAAATCTGGTTGATGATGCAGATTTTTTAAGTAAAACTCCAGATAAATTGAAGTCTGCCTGGTTATATAAATTGGCCGGTGTTGATCCTAAAACACTAAAAGTTGGCGCTGAGATTACGTATGCAAAAGGAGTTAGTAAGTTTGCTCCCAAAATAACTGAGGTTGGTAAACTGGCACTTGGAGCTGGCGGTGCTGCTAAAGCATTTGCTACTGCTGCGGCTGGTTTTTCTTTATATACATATTTAGATCTTATGAGCGGGGCTGTAAAATTTACAGCAGATACTTTTGTAAAAGGAATAGGCGGATTAGCTGTTAGTATAAATCAATGGTTAGACGAACGAAAAGGATTAGAATTAGGATATGGAAGACTTCCTACTGCTATGATATCTTCGGCCGCAGCGACTGAAAGACAAAGAGCAGTTCGAGCTTCTTATGGAGCAAAAATAAATCCAAGAAATAGATTAATGGGAAATGAAGCAACTTATCACCATACGAGATAATTAATGGGAGTTACTGTAGAAAAGAGACAACATGAGTCTGTTGGGGCATTAATAAAAAGATTTACAAAACAGGTTCAAAAATCTGGGTTAATGGAAGAACTAAGATATCGTGAATTTTATGTAAAACCGTCTTTAAGAAAAAAATATCCAAAGAAGAAGATATGGTAATCTCTAAAAAACAACTTCTCCTAACAAATAATGGAGAAATAGTATTATCAAAAAATTTAAAAGATAAGAATATTTTTTGGTGGAATGGAACTACATATAAACCTATACGAGTTATAGATGTAAAAGATTCAAAAGTAAATTTACATAAATTTATAACATCTCAAGGTCGTATAATAAACTGTCCTTTTAATACCAATTTTTTAGGAAATCCTAATTCCTCGTGGGTAAATTATTCTAAATTTAAAGACTTATCAATTCAATCAGTTCCGGGAGCTTCTAAAAAAACTACAGTAGCAGTGCTGGGGTACTTAAAGATTTTTGGAGACTCGTGGAAGAATAAATTAGATATAGATTGTTTAAAAAGCTCTTTTTATTTATTCCAGAATAAAAGACCAAATCCCTATACTAAATTAAATATAACATTAGCATTATCAAAATTAGCTGAATCCGATTTAAAATATGTTTTAAAACCTTTTCTTTCTGAAAAGATAATAAAACATCTAACTTCGTTTAGTAAAGATTTTCTCATAATGTTACTTAGTAGATTAGGTATTGCAGCTAATGGCCATAGTGATCACTGTCCCTTAACCGAACCAGGAACAATAAGATTTAAAGGAAGTTTAACAGAACCTTTAAAATATGAAAATTTGAGATATGCTGGAAAAATAAATGAACCAGCTATAAAAATCCGTACAGAATTTCCCACAGATAATTTATTAATAGGTAGCTTTATATGCCAGACTCCAAGTTAACTAAAGACGATTTATTAGAAGTACAAATTCTTAGTGATCCAGTTTACTTCGCGGAAATTTATCTTCGTTCGCCTTCTGATCCTAAAAAATCTCTAGAACTTCGTCCTTATCAGAAAAAGATTTTACGTAGTAGAGCACAGAAGAGAGTTCTTAGAATGGGAAGAAGAACTGGAAAATCTGTTACATTAGCAATTGAAGCTATATGGAAAGCTTTTACTTATACTGATAGAGAAATTTTAATTGTGGCTGGATATGATTCTCAAGTTCAAACTTTATTTAATCTTATTAATAGAATGACTAAAGATGCTCCTGAAATTTCATCGTCTATAGCACGTACTAGAATGCGTCCTTATGAAATTTGGTTTAAAAATAATTCTGTAATACAGGGCTATGTCGGAAATAATTCAGTTCGTGGTAAATGTCTTCCTAGAGATACTCAAGTTGTAAAAGAAAATGGAACCTCTGTATCAATTGATAAATTAAAGGTTGGAGATGAAGTATTATCTATAGATTTAGAAACAGAAAAAAGTATTGTTGGAACAGTAGAAGCAATACACGATAATGGTATTAAGGAATTATATGAAGTTGAAACAGCTTCTGAAAGATTTCTAGTTGCTACTGCAAATCATAAAGTAATGACAATGGGCAGGGGATGGGCAGAAATTCAACAACTATATACTCAAGAAAAAGTTGATAGAGAGGCTGATTTTGTTTCTGTTGTTCATCCTAATGGAAAAGCATATTGGTCAAGAGTTAAAAGAGTAACAAAGCTTTCTCTGAAAAAAAGAACATTTGATTTAACAGTAACTCCCTCTCATACATTTGTTGCCTATAAGAAAAATTCTAATAGTAAAGGAGCAGTAGCTGCCGGACCTTCTATAACTTCAGGTCAAAAAATAGAAGAAGGATTAGCTCCAGGAGGATTTTTAGTTCATAATTCAGCCAATGATTTATATATAGATGAGGTTGATTCTTTAACAAATGAGGCACTTGTTGAAGCTGTATTACCTATTTCTACAACATATAAAGATACTAATCTTACAATATCAGGAACTCCAACAGGTAAAAGAGAATATTTTTATAACATTGTAAAACAACAAAAAGATCTTGGCTTCAATGAATATTTTTTTCCATCCATGGTTAGCCCCGAATGGAATAAAGATAGAGAATTAGAATTAAAAGCAGTTACAACTGTTACACAGTTTGAACATGAATATTTAGCACTATTTGGTACAGCTGCTGAAGGAGTTTTTAAAAATAATTTTATTGACTCAAATTTATATGTATATTCTTATTCTTCTCTTAGATACAATCCAGAAAATATTTATGTATTAGGAGTAGATTGGAATGAATCTAGATTTGGAGTTCAAGCAGTTGTTTTAGAGTATATGAATATTCCTGATTTATTAATACCTTATAATGATGGAGAATGGAAAACACCAGATGGAGAATTAATTAATAAGATTGAAAAATCAAATGCTCTTAGAGTATTTTATGCCGATGCTATAGATCCTGCAGACTTTACTAATATGGGATCAGTAGAATTTATTTTAAAACTAATGAAAAAAATCAAATTTAATAAAATGGTTTTTGATCGTGGGCACGGTGAGGCAAATTATGAAATGCTTAGACTTTCATTAGATAAGGGTGAAGGTCCCATGGGTACAAAGTGTACAAATATGAAGTATATGTTAGATAATATGGCATCAGTTGACATGGGAGGATCTACGGAAATCATAGATAAGATCACAGGGATAGCAAGAAAAACTCCTACAAAAAATACAATGGTAAAAAATTTACAATTATTAAATGAAAGTGGACAGCTTATAATTCCTGCAGTTGATCTAAAAGGAAATACTGTAGAAAATGAAGAATTCAATTTAGTTGGCCAAATGAGAGGATATATTATCGATAGAGTTGGTAGATATGGAGAAGTTTATGCATCTACTGTACGCGATGGTCTAGACCATAGACTTGATGCTACAATGTTGGCCGCGTATGGTTATATGATGGATACTTCAATTTTTCATAAAAGAGATATGGATGTAGTAATAGATAATGTTCCAGGACTTGAATTAGCTTTTACTAAAGGAGGTTGGAGATCTAATTTAGAAAAAATAAAAGATGTACCTAAAGTTTCTTCATTATCTGGAGCATTACTTTATGATCATGGATTTTGGAGTGGGGAAGGAGAGCCTCCTGAATATACACTAGATAAAAATGGAACTCCTAAAAAAGTAGGAAGTAGATCAGTAAAGAGTAGAGGATTTTCCCATAAATCAAGAACATTAACTAGAAGTACTAAAGGGAGAAGTTTCTAATGCCTGACGAACAATGGGTAGAAGATCTTAGATCAGAGCTTGATGATGCTGCAATTGCAGAATTGTCTAGCTTTTTCGATCGAATAGAACAACACACTACCCAACAGGGCAGAAATGAAACTAAATGGAGAGACCCAATTGCAGCATTAAAAAATAGAATACAGTCAGATGTTGCTGGTGATTCTAAAGTGAGTTCGGCTGCAAGATGGAAGGCTTTAACTTCTAAAATGTCTTCTTATGTTAGAAATGCTGCAAATTCTTTATATCCTCTAAATCCAATTTCACATAATAAAGGAACATTTCTTCCAATTAAATTTCAAGAGCTAAGAGACTTAATAAGTGGCTCAGCTTTTAATAATATTGTAATAGTAACTGATCCTGGAGATTCTAGTCTTGAAGGAGGAGATAAACTTGAAAAGGAAAAACTAGAAAATATTAATAAAGATTTAAAAACACGCAATAAAACCGAAGTTAGTTGGGTTAATCCCGAACCAGCCACTATGCTCTTCTCATATGATGATACTAATCCTTTCAGATTAGAAGATGCTGAATTAACTGGAGGAAAGAAACTTTATTTAGGTTTTCCAAAACTAGGTTTAGCATTTGATAAAACTATACAAGATAAACAGGACTTAGCAAATAATCCAAATGGTGGCGTTAAGTCTGCTGTGTTTTCTATAGAAACTAGTAGTATTACATTGGAAGATAATATTTTAACAGTCTATTTTAAAGAAGAAAATTTACAAGAGATAAAGTCAGAATGGGCAAGTTTAATATCAGTCCCACTTAATGATTCTTCTAAAGATACTCACTTTATACTTGTTGGAAGATATGTATCTTTAGAAGACGCAGATCTAGATGGATATAAAAAGAATTTAATAGAAGGGGCTAAGACTTATGGAGCTAATGGAATCTCTGATATGATTAACGGAGTTGGCGAGGCAATAGGAGGTTCTATCGATAGCATGGCTACCAAAGAATTTTATTGTTGTATCTTCTATGAATTAATACGCAGCTCTACCATAGCAGGGGTAACAGATGCTAAAATATATAAAGTGGACTCTGGAGGTAATATAATAATACGGACCAGATATGACACTGTATCTGAATACGAGGCAGCATTTGCTGCTGGAGATCCAATAACTTTAGAAGAACTCTTAGAAAATCCAGCTATCTCTACACAGCATATAGAGATGTTTTTAGAAGAACAGAGAATATGGCTTAGACAGCTACATGCTCTGCTAATGGCTTTAATTCCCTTATTAACTGGAGATTCTATGAATTTCAATTGGGAAGGATTTAAATTTAACATAGCAGCTATAATGCATACTTCAATAACTATAATGCTGGTTACAATGTTAAATGTTGTTCAACAGCATCTATTTGAACAAGCTGTACAATGGGGAAAAGAAAGAATAGAAGCATCGGATAATCCAAGTGTTGTCGCCCAATGTTTACCGTGGGAACAATTATTTATGTCACTTATAGTTGCTTTATTTGGTCCAGATGGTTGGTCAAAAAATGTTAGAGAAATGATACTAAATATGCAAGACTATATGATGAAAAAAGCAAAAGAAGTTGCTGGTGAAGGAGAAGATGCATCAGTTACTGGAGAAAATCATCCATGGTTACCTAAGCTTAATGCAGCTATAGATGTTATAGAATGGTTATTAGATTTAAATGCACAAGCTTTTATGATTTGTGCAACTCAAAGACCAGATAAGTATGAAGCCGATTCCGGAGCTGGGTCTGCTTCCGATTCTTCCAAGAATAAAGAGACTGGAGGACCATATGAACCTTTTCCAACATCATCAACTATTGGAAGACGAACAGGAACAGGTCTTGAATATACAGACGGACGTGGTACTGTTGATATTAAAAAAACTTCTGATACAGGAGATGGGTCTAAAGATGGTTCATTTTACTCTCCTACAGGGGGCCTAGGCCGCCAGATTGACATAACTGGTGAGAAGATCAATCCCGTTTCTCTCTTAATTGAGCAAAAAGATGAGGACGTGGCTAAATTTTTTGCACAATATATGGGTTTAACTCAAGAAGAAGCAAATGAAGCTGTAAGTAAGGCGAAAAAAGGAGAATGTGTAAAAGCTTTAGGCGCCGATGAGATACAAGAACTTAAAAATGCTCTAACTAATGTAGGACTAGAATACTAATGGCTAGATTCACTTTTCCATTTTTTGGTAAGAGTAAAACTTTAGAAGAAAAAGTTAATGATATTCTTACTAAACGAAATCGAAAGATTGAACAGTTAGCATATGCCCAAACTGCAGATGCAACTACAAAATCAAATAGTATATCAAATATTTTAAAAGCACTTAAATCTAAAGTCTTAAGTGTAATTGCAGGCGGTAATCGAGGTATATTTATTACTCCTGAATGGGACTTCAAAAAAGTACAACTTGCTTTTACTAATGAATCAATATTTAGACGATCAGTAGAAAAGTATGTAGAACAAATTAGAAAACATTCTTGGGAATTTATAGGCAATAACCCCACTACGGTAAAGTACATAAGAAAAAGATTTAATCAAATGGCTATCGTTACTAATAAACCGACCGCTGAACTTTTTGATGAAATTACTTTTAATATGGTATTATACTCTAATAGTATAATTACTAAACAGAGAAATAGAAAAGCTTCAGGAGGTAAAGAAAGAAAATCTTTTGATGGATTTACTAGAGTTCCTGTTGCGGGATATCAACCAGTTGATCCAAGTTCTGTTAAAGTAGATAGAGATAATTACGGAAATATAAGAAAGTGGAAACAAATTTCTGGACAAAATCCAAGCAAACCTAAAGATCCTGCTTTTACACAATTCCTAATTAATAAGCCTCCACCCGGTATAAAGGATCCAGAATGGAGTCCTTATAATGTTATTCATATTAAAGACAGAAGTGCCACTCCTTCGATGTTCTTTTTTTCAATGCCTATGTCAGTACCTGTTATTGCAGACATGGAAGCTCTTAGAGAATTAGAAGAATTATCTTTACTGGAATCAATTAAAGTTGCAATTCCTAAGTTACATGCTAAAGTAGGAAGTAAAGAGCAACCAGGTACACAAGAGCAGGTTGATGATTTAGCTTCAACTATTCAAAGTTTAACTGGTGATGGCGTATTAGTAACTTCAGAACGAGTATCAGTAGAAGATATAGCTAAAGCAACTAATGCTAATAATATATTAACTTCTTCTATAAATTATTTTAAAGCTAGAGTTTTAGCTGGTTTGGGAATGTCAGGAGTAGCTATGGGAGAAGGAGATTCAGCAAATCGTGCAACAGCTCAAGTAATTAGTTCTGAAATGCAGAGTACATCGGCAAAGTTTCAGCGTATTCTGAAAAATTCTATAGAATTTTTTATGATTACAGAATTATTATATGAATCAGGTTATACCGAATTTACTTTAAATGATGAGAATATGGTTTACTTGTCTATTCCTGAAGTTGATCTATCAGAGAAGATTAAAAGAGAAGCACATCAACTTAATCTTTATATTAATAATGCTTTGACTGAGGAAGAATTACGAAAAGAATTAGGTAGAGATATTATTCTTCAACTAGAAAGAGAAGCAATGTATCTTAATAGAGTACAGATTCCTTTAGCAGAAGCTAAAGCATCTGCACTATCAGAGGCAGGTGAGAATTTGTCTAGTAATGTTTCTAGACCAACTAATCAACAAGGAACTCAACTATCTAAACCTAGCGTAACTAGAGATTATTATACTGAATTATGGAATCAGGCCTTAGGGACGCAAACTGTTATAGAGCTCGAAGATCTACTTACCGGGTCTAAGTTGGACCCGTATGACATAACTACTATGAAAATTATGTTACGAAGGCACTCTAATGGAGGTAACTTTAAAGAAGTAATAGGAACTGTTTTCGATACATTAGAAGCACAAATTATAAAGGATGCTTAATGGAACACAACTATCTGGAGTTTAGATGTCCACAATGTGGTTCTTTATTATGTAAGTATGTTGATCAAGAAAAACCATATGCAGTTGAAATCAAATGTCAGAAAAGAGGTTGCTCTACAATTAATATTAGGGCAAACTGTGTTCCTACTAATTTATTAGAATTAAGGTGTCAGCACATTGATGAAAAGAAATCAGAAAAATGGGGATCAACAACTATGTGTAATAAACTATTATCTAAGATTGTTCCAGGAACAAATATAGAAATTAAGTGCCCTAGGTGTAAAAATATGACAAGAAGTTTAGAGCAATTTCCAGCCTTACTACCAGAGACTACAAATGAGTAAATTACTACATAATTTTGAAGATCAAA